CTTCCATCTGGTCTTGTGGCAGGTACGACATATTTCGTTCGTCGCATAGACAATGATGAATTTGAATTGTACACTACCCAGTCACAATCTCAGAACCTAACTAGCACAACTGGCAGGATTTCATTTTTGACAAGCGGACTTTCCACGGACAGCAAGTTCTTCGTCGATGCCATTCAAGATCCAATCTTGGTCAAGAGTGTTGCTAACATTCAAAAACCAATCACGGATGGGTTTGTTAGCTTGTACGCAATGGACTACGGACGCAGCAACGATTTGACATTGATTGGTCAATACCATCCACAAGAAGTCAATCCGCAGTACCGCAGGATTCGCATTGGAAAACCATGCGCGTGGGTAAGAATTGCCTATCGCATTAAACCTCCAGTTATCACTTCAAAATACGACTTTATTCCGATTGAGCATACACGCGCAATCATTTGCGGAGTCCATGCTTGCGACTTGGAAGACAAAGACTTTGCTGAACAATCACTGCGTTACTGGGGATTTGCTTTGGCATACCTAAAAAATCAGCAAGAACACCAAGATGGTCACGCTTTTGTTCCACCACAAATTAATAATTTGACCTATGGTGATGGAACTGATCCAGTTATGTTCTAGCAATGAAAAGTGAAAACATTACAGCAGGTAGACTTAAAAAGGTATCAACAGGATGGATTCAAGGAGTAAATTCCGTTCGCAATCCTTGGTCATTGCCTGAGAACCAATTCAAGTGGGGGGTTAATGTAACTGTCCGTGGTGGTATTGTTCAAACGAGGCCGGGGCATAAAATGCAACTCTCCCTTCCCGCTGGCAACTTCCAAGGTGGTGTTTTGTTTTCCTCTAACAAGCAAAAAGAAGCGGCACTCACACAAGATCGGGATGGGGTAATTACAACAACTCCAGCTAAAATCTTCGACGTGGATGGAAGTGGTGTTGTTGCAAGCGAGTTGTCCTACATGGTATTTGCCGTGAACGGAAACGTCTACTTCTCTCCATTTCCTCTAGTCCAGCCAAGCAACTGGGAAGATTTTCGGCTGAAAAACATTTCGATGTCACCAGACGTTGATCAGTTCGTATTTGCACTTGCCACACGTTCAGCAAACCTATCGACTGGCTCCCAAGAGTTCGCTACACACACCAGCGCATCGAATCGTAATGATCCAAGATGGCATTTCATACCCTTCGTACTGGGATGGTGCTGATAAAGCAGGAACGCAACTTTCCACTATTCCCGTGGGATACTGGATGGCATACTCTGGAAACAGAATGTGGATTGCCGATAAAAATATCGTACTTGCATCCGATTTAGGTGATCCAACCTCATTCCAAGAACGTACAACAGGCACTTCCCGTGGTGACTTTAGCTTCTCGCGTCCGATTACTGGCATGACAAGTTATGTCGGTCAGGATACGTCAACTCGTCTGATCGTATTTACAGATCGTTCTACCTTCCAGCTTAAATCAGGCATCCTTGATCGAGATCAATGGGTAACAACTGAAAACTTCCAATCTACCTTGTATCCAACTGTTGGCTGCGTTGCAGGAAAATCAATCGCTTTCCAAGCAGGTCAAATGTGGTGGTATGCCCAAGGTGGTCTGATGACAAGTGATATTGCAGCGACATCGTATCTGTCCTCGCAAGTGCTATTCAAAGACGTTGAAATGGCAAGGGCAAAAAGGCTCATGGCAGCAGACCCAACCAAGATTTGTGCTACTGGTTTCGAGAACTACTTGCTCTATTCTATCCCTTACTTGCAGACATTAAATTCAGATACGATGGTAATGGACTATGCTGCCGCTTCCGAATGGGGCAGTGGGGAAAGCAGATTCCCAGCATGGGCTGGAGTTTGGACAGGCACACGTCCAGTAGAATGGACTACAGGTGTTGTTGACGGGCAGTCTCGATGCTTCCATTTTTCTGTGGATTACGCAGCAACAAACGATGGATCATTCAACCATCTCTGGGAGTCATTTCAGCCAGAACGAGTAGATTCTTACCTTCAGATAAATCCAGATAAAACAACAACGACACTCTACAATCGGATTTACTCGCAGTTTGAAACTCAATTGCTTGGTGATGAGATGGACTTAAAGAAGTTTGTCTATGCCGAGATCGAATCGACGCAGATTGGTGGCACAGTTGACCTAAAAGTGTCCTACAGGGGCAGCAAGGGATCATACAACTCAATCCTAGAGAAACGCATCTTGGCAGTCACTGCTGACTACCAGTGGGAAAATACACCATACGAATCGGAGATTAAGAATCTAGGGTTTTTGAATTCACAATACCGAAGACTTACAACTGAATCCGCGCAACGCAATTCCCTTGTTTCAACCTGCGAGTCATACTTGACTGATGATGTCGATAAGGCATTTTCGCTACTAATCGAGTGGTGCGGTGAATTTGGAGTGGAAATTGTTCGACTCTTCATGGATCCTTGGCAGGAGAAATCAACTGGTGTACCGCAGGGTGATGAGACGCAATCGTGTGTTGTTGCTCAGACTGGTGAAACCCTGTCGATTGATTTGCTTCCGAATCCATACGAGCAACAATCCGCAAATGATAACTCATATAGCGCGAAGGTTTGGAAAACTGTGACTTTGATCTGTAACGCTGATCCTACAAAATCGATTTCGGCTACGGCATCGGCAACATTCTTGTCCTACATCAGCTTTGAACACGCGCAAGAGGAAGCAGGAGTGCTTGCGATGCAATCCGCAACCTCCGCTGCACAGCAATTTAAAGCGCAAAACCCTTGTTAATATGCCCAGCATCACCACAGCAAATAAAGAGGTTACAAACTTCCCAAACAAGTTCATCTCCCCATTCGGTGATGATCCCGTTGTTCCTGTTTACTCGTCAATCCCATTCACTACTGGTCAAAATAATTGCTTGCCATGTGCAGTCTGCGGTAGTAACTCTACTCGCAACAATATTCTGAAGGCACAAGCTGACAGATTTGCAAATTATACACAAACCATAGCCAATCCAGATGATATTTTAGTTGGATTTAATTAATAAATATATGAAACCCAAAATGCAATATAAACTTGTCGAACGGGGAACAAATGAGTTTTTAGAACTTGCTGATTTTGCTGAAGATTTTGATCATAAAATAATTGAACATCCGAATATTAATGTATATGCACATTATCGTGATGGTGAATTGTTTGGATACTCAGATCATGTATTTATTCCAACTATTTATCCAGCATTTCACCCTAAATTCACTCGTCCTAGAGACGTTATTCAATGCATGACGGACTGGGTAACTTATTCTCAGATAACAAATTCACCGGGGTACATTGGAGTGCCATTAAGGGATGAAAGAATTAACTTTACAAACGAAATAATGGAAAAATTAGGGTTGACTCCTATCAAAAGAGAGATTTACTCTATCACTACTTAAATAATATGGGAGGATCTACATACACACCACAAATTCAAAAGCCTCGTCCTGAACTTAACATGATGATGGCATCTGAGGCAAACAAGGGAATGTATGGTGGTCTTGCATCTCAAGGCAGACTATTTGAAATGGCTACACAGTTAAAGCCAATCTATCAACAATTCAACCCTAGCGAGGTATCACAACAGGCTTTTGAGTTGGGGATTGAGAATGCTAATCGCGCACGTCAATTTGAAGAGTCGGTGGATCCAGCAACAGCAAGGATGCGAGCAGGAATGGGTGAGACTGTTGAGAAACTAACCTCACCTGAGAGTTGGCAAGATAAGCTGGGCCAATGGGCAAAGACAAAAGGATTGGCCCAGATGATGGGTACTGGAATCGACATGGGATCCACCATCGGTAAGTCTGCAATGTTCGACCAATCCACGGCACAGGGTAGGCAGATTGCTTTGGAAGACTTGGCACTGCGTCAAAAATATCTCGATGCGACACAAATGCAGGGGGGAATTGACCCCGGCTCATTGGTTGCGGCCCAACAAGCAGCGAAAGGCCAGAACCAACAGAGTCTCCAAGACTGGCAACGTGGTGTCCTCTCTGGAGCGCAAGGTCTAGGTCAAACCGCACAGGACGCAATTAACCGCTCGATGGGTAATATCCAATCCGCTCACACTGCCAATGTTGCTGACACTCAAAATTATAATAACATGATGAACCAAGTCATGGCCCAAAACGCGCAAAGCAAAAATGCAGCAACTGGATCATGGCTTACTGCTGGTGGTGCTGCTGGTGGAGCAATCCTTGGTGCGGCAATTATAGTTTAATGAAAAACCTAATACATAAAACAATCGATAAAGCAGTTCGTTGGAACAAACAATGGCCCAATGCGGTCATATTTTGGTCTGGAGGCAAAGACTCAACTGTCCTTCTGCACTTTCTAAAATTTAAGTGTGGAATTGATATCCCTGTGGTTCAATTTCGGCAACCAAAGTTCCGCGAAAGATATGCATATTCAGACAAACTAATCAGGGATTGGCAGTTGACAATGTATGAATATCCAGCATTCAAGCACACTCTTGCAGATGGGCCTGATGTCCATACTGGAGATGTTCGCTTTGATTTGCTTCACTATTTCCAGTGGGGTAAAAATTCCATTGTTTTGTCTTTGGGAACTGAGCGTCCAAAAGCAAACGAACCTTTCATGTGCGGTGTTGATGACTTTTTAATGCGTCCAACTGGAACATTTAATTTTCCGTGGAATGCAGTTTGGATTGGAACTAAAGGTGGAGACACTGATCTAATGAAGGGGCAACTTTCGTTGTCACAAGATATTCGTCACGTCGATGGAAATCCTGTCTCGCTTTACTTGCTAAAAGATTGGACTGATGAGGATGTATTTGAATACCTTGAGACTAACAATGTCCAGCCAGACCCAACACGATATGTAAAGGGAAAGCATGGATGGATGAACAACCCAGACAAGTCACTCAATGCAGACTTTTATCCTGTCTGCCTCAATTGCGTTGATCGTCACCAAGGCCCACACGTGGATTGCCCAAAGCTAAAAGCAAAGATTACTAACATTTCACATCTAGCACCTTACGAAGACATTGTAATACCAGATTTAGGATTTAAACCAGTAAATTGGAACAACAAAATAGAATAAAATTATGGGTGGATCACAACCAGCAAACGCAACAGGAGCAGCAACACCAGTGCCAAACAGTCAATTCGGTGGACTACTTGGTAGTGCATCGAATGCCATTGGAAGAACTGGTGATACCATGCAAAATCTATTCTCTGGAAAACTAGGAACTGGAGCGCAACCCCGTCCAGATTACAATCCCCAAAAGCAACAACAGAACCAAATGGGTGATGCTATAAAAGACGCATTTGGAAAAGTTGGTCAAGCGGCAGCATCCCCGTATGATCGCGCAGCAAAATCGCAGTCTGATTCCGCTTCAGCGTGGTCTGCCATGCAACGTGGAAGTGGTGATGGAAGCGGAAGTCTTGGATTTTCATCGATGGGGGCATATTCAGTACCAGAAACTGGAGAGGAAAAAGTTTCTCAGGGTTGGGCTAATGCAATGCAGTCTCTTGTTACATCTGCTGCTGGTGCTTATGGCAGTGCTGCTGGTGGGGTTGGTGGATTTGGATCACAAGCAGAAATGCTAAAACATACTGCACCCGGAACAACTGGATCATTTAATGCTGGAATGGGATGGGTTCCCCGTGCTACCCGTGCTTAATGGACGATGAATACGACTGCGAAAAGTGCGGTGCTTGTTGTTGCTTCAAGTGGTCTTGGCCTGTGTTGCGACGAGATCGATCTGATGCGACTGGTATCCCGAAAGAGATGCAAAGGGAAGACTACCCGCTAATGAAAACCACTGATTCTCGATGCATTGCTCTGGATGGAAAAGTTGGTGAGAAGGTGTGTTGCAAGATCTATGCAGACAGACCGAATTCTTGCAGACAATTCCAACCGGGGTCTTCTTTGTGCAAAGAAGCGAGAAAGAAATTGACAATTTGAAATATTAAATGTATTTCACTAACAACCAACCAAACAATTAACATTAAAATTAAGGAGTAATATTATGGGAGGAGGATCAATGCCCACACCACCACCACCACCAGACAACACCCCAGTGTTGCTTGAGCAAATGCGTCAAAACAGAGAAGAGTCTGCTCGCGCTAGACGCGAAACGGATCTTTCTCAACGTAACGCAATGATTGAGGCCCAAAACCAGCAAGCGTCTATGCTTGCGCGTGAGGGTTCGCAACGCGCCCAGCAGTCGATTAGTGGCATGAATGCACTAAAGGCAGCAGAGGATGCCGCTGCGCGTCAACGTAGCTTGCTTGCGGCACAAGGTGCAGGGGCAGCCGCGACAGGAACTGGATATGACATCAATG